CTATTTTGGATGTGTTTCATACATAATTCTGGTGTCTTGTTTAAAAGGATGTAAAGGTCTGGACTCCACCCGTGGTGACGATAGGCCCACTCATACACGTGATCCTCTTCGGGGGTCTTGGGTAGACCCCTCCAAAAAACATCCTTTGAGGATCTAGGACATCTTTCGTGTATACCATCCTTGGGTTCCAAAGTTTCTAAAATAATCAATTGAAAGGTGAGACCCCACCTCTTTGGGTCACTGTAGAACAGTTCAAGAGGCCACTTTTCAATTGGTTCGCGGTGAACCTTGAAACCCTTTGACTCCAAAAGGTTCAATTGGGTAGTTTTACCTGCGCCGATATTGCCGTCAATAACAATTTTCATGGTATCGTACCTAATAAGTGTTCGGTACCTTTAATAGAGGAACGTCACACGACTGACACATGTTGATTCCATTTGGGTTCAGACCCTTGGGACCCACCTTCTGGAAACCCTGAACCTGCTCCATGATCTCGGGACCCCTCGACTGAAGAAGTCTGCGGTACGCGTAGTTGTTCTCGTAGGGGATGTCATTTTGGGTCATCACGTAATCATTCAATAGAGTACTCGCAGTGTGAACGGTGAAACACCGCCCGTCGGCCATTCCTAAGCGTTGAGACATTTTTAATAGTAGCTCAGAAATTAATTTGGTGGTTTTTTGATACATATCCCCAAGGCTTGAAACCCTTCGCGTCCAATTCCTTCACCAAATCATCAATCTGAAAACCGAAGATGGTGTCGAAAATATCTGGAACCGCCACCTTTCCAACCTTTATATTTTTGTGGTGAGACATGATGAACTGATTGATGATGTTGTAGGAGTAAGCAATCTCCTTAAGGGTCTCGGCACCTGTGATTATGATCTTTCCAGTGCTGAACACACTGGCTGTCACCTGCTTCATATCCTCCGCGGGCTTGAACTTTATCTTTACCGCCGAGTACCTGTCTGGATCGAAAGACACTGAAAAAATCTTTTCACGGCTGAATATATCAGCCAGATTAAACAGATTGATGTTGTAGTTCAGACTGAAGTTGGTGTTGATCATGACCACACGGAAACTGTTAGTTGGAATGGGGTTCTCAATGTTCAAAAGTATCTTTATCAAATAAGCCAACTGTCTAATGACACGATTACAATCAAACAGATCCGAACACCCAGCCACCTGAATGCTCCCATTGGGGAAAACCTTTATCGATTTAGTAGAAACATTGTCCACATAACCAAGAGTCACCTGATTGTAGAACTTTGTCTCACGCAACTTCCATTCAAAACCATCAGACTTTGAACCCTTCATGCGAAGTTTAACACTTTTTAAGATAGCCATCCTGCTCCTGAGTTTTTGAATGTCAATCTCACCCAAAAACTTAGAAACCATGGTTATGGTCGTGATCTTAACCCACGAGGGTCGATGTTCCGCTGGCAAGGAACTCCTGAACTTGGCCAACGACAGTGCGTAACTGAAGGACGTGTTGGCGATTTCGGAGTACATGGTTGGCTTACTTTAAGGGTCAGAGTGACTTAAGTTGGTTTCGTACAATTTTTTTTAATAGTAGGGTCTTCTAACTTGTTTTAAATTTACACTTCCATTTGGTGGTTCTTTCGAGGCACATTGTAATATTTATAGAGGACAAACAAAAAGACATGTGTGTTAAAAAGTAGACTACATGATTATATAAATGCATCCCCAAGTGGAAAAGTTGATATCTAAGGAGTATGCTGCGCAGAGGTCCGCCGAATGGTTGGAACTTAGGGGTAACATGCTCACAGCGAGTGACGTGGCCACAGCCATAGGTGTGAACCCCTACGAGAAGCCTGAGGGTCTCATATTGAAAAAGTGTGGGCACAATAAGTTTAATGGCAACCAGGCAACCTTTCACGGCAACAAATACGAGGACGAGGCCAGAGATATTTACTGTGAAAGGTACGGGGAGGTGTGTCACGAGATTGGTTTGTATCCTCACCCCCAATACAAGTGGTTGGGAGGAAGTCCCGACGGACTGACAGAATCTGGAAAATTGGTCGAGATTAAGTGTCCTCTCAAGCGTAAAATTACTCCAGAGGTTCCTGTTTACTACATGCCCCAGATCCAGTTGTTGTTGGACATATTGGATCTGGAGGAGGCTGTGTTCATTCAGTACAAACCCTATGAATTGACGTGGCCAGGCCCCATGGAGTTTTGTGTTACCGAGGTGAAGAGGGATCGAGATTGGTTCGCCCAACAACTACCCGTCATGGAGGCTTTTTGGAACAGGGTCCTGTGGCATCGTGAACACGGAGTTGAAGAATTATTGAACAAACCCAAGAGAACCCGTAAGACTACTAAAAAACTTCCTGAGGCACCTCAACCGTGTATTATCAAAGACTGTGAAGATGATGAGGAATACTTTAGTGATTAGTCACATTTTATTTTAATTTTTAAAGTTGCGTCACTTTCTGGTAGTTTAAGCGTGCTTGTTAAAAACTTTTTATTATATAAAGAACCTGCTGGGATATTGACGTCTATTCCATCTGAGCATATATTGTTATATACTGTTGTAAGTTTGGAAAGATCTGTTGGTACGGTATTTTTAATCTTTATAAAAATAGAAATCGAAAGTCCTATTATAATAAGTAGAATAATTGTATTTATTAAACTTGTGTCAAACATTTATAATATAAAAATATATTTTTATACTAGGGTATGAGGAAACCACTAATTCTCGTGACCAGAAGGTTGACTACGCGGGCCATAAAAAAACGCCCAGTAACGTTAAGAAGTGCGAGTGTGAAAGCCTTTCCGATCGTGTTTGATACGATAGTTAACACCCATGATATCAAATCATCCGTGGTGGGTTTTGCCGAGCTTGAAATTGCTTTGTTATCCTTTGAGATCGCTCTGATCGTGTCGAGCGTAGTTTCCAAAAAGTTGTCCAAAAATCAGTTAAACTCTGAGGACCCTTAGGGTAAGAAGCAACAGGCATGGCTACCACACGTGCTACCGAAGCTTACAAGCTCGCAACCAAGACCCTCAAGGGTCGTCTGATTGCCCCTTATCAAAGAGAGGGCGTATCCTGGCTCCTGCTCAGGGAGTTTGCTGAGAGTGGACCCAAGGGTGGATTTCTCTGTGATGAGATGGGTTTGGGTAAAACGGTCCAGATCATCTCAACCATACTAGGAAACCCTGGTAAGCGCACTCTCATCATCGTGCCCAAATCCATAGTAACTCAGTGGTCCGAGGAGCTAACAAACTTTGCTCCCGGTCTAAAGGTTCTAATTCACGACGGTCCCGAACGGACCCGTGATTCCACCGAGTTTCTGAAGTACCATGTGGTAATCGCACCCTATAGTGTTCTGGTTGAGAAGGGCAAGCCCAAGGGTGAACCCACTGTGCTCCACCGTATCCAATGGGGTAGAGTAATTTTGGACGAGGGTCACGAGATCCGCAATTCCAAGTCTAAACTTTCCATCAGCATCCGCAATCTTCACAGCGAAATCAGGTGGATCCTTTCGGGTACCCCGGTCTACAACTCTATCAAGGACTTTGTGACTTTGTGTGCCTTTTTGGGCATCAATCGTTCCTTGGTCCAAGGTATGTCCCCAAAGATTAAGGAGACCTATGTTCTGAGGCGCACAAAGGAGGATGTAGCTAAGTTCAACATTAGGCTTGAGCTTCCTCCTTGTGACTTTCAGAATGTAGAGTTGGAGATGTATCCAGAGGAGCGCAATCTCTATAGTGACGTGTGGAACAAGTGTGCTAACATTGTGAAGGAAATTTTCAAACGCTCATCTAATGTTTCCATGCACACCATGCACATTCTAGAGTGTCTCCTCAGGTGCCGTCAGGCTATGATCCATCCTCAAATCTACATGAATGGTCAGTCCAAAAAGGATGAGGAAGATCCAGAGATTTGGGAGGGTCGTTCCAAAAAGATGGAAACTCTTTTGAATATGCTCCAGACGCACCCCACAGAAAAGTCTCTTATTTTCTGTCAGTTTGTGGGTGAGATGGACATAGTTCACGAGATGGCTGCCCAAGCTGGTATCACCGTGTTACGCATTGACGGTTCGGTTTCCAAGGAGGATAGGACCCAACAGATTCAAAAGTTTCGTAAGTGCGAGACTCAGTGTGTGTTCATCATCCAGATCAAGGCGGGTGGTCAGGGTCTCAACCTTCAGGAGGCTACCAGGGTTTACATTACTAGCCCTTCGTGGAACCCAGCCACCGAACTTCAGGCTATCGGTAGGGCTCATCGCACCGGTCAGACCAAGAAGGTTTACGTGCGCAAGTTGATCTATGCTGGTGAGGAGAATTTGCCCAGTATTGAGCAGTCAATAATGGCTCTTCAGGGTCACAAGGCTGTCACGTGCTCGGAGGTACTCAACGATCCGCGTTTGGCCAAGCAAATTCCATCCACAAAGTCTACAATCAGCATCAAGACTCTACAGAAGATTTTCTCAGCCTAGAGTAAAGATGTTAACTGTTGGTTCTATGGCACAAGTTGGCCACGGCACGGCCATGCGCACCGAAGGCGGTCTCACCAAAAAGGATATTTTCTTCGATCTTAACGATCGTCGCTGGAAGTCCAAGAAGCAGTCCAAGGCGGGCGAAAAGAACCCCGCTCTCAAAATGTGGCGCGAGTCTGTGGCTGAGGCTGGCGGCCTTCAGGAGGGAAAGAAATTCAAGCCCATCAAGAAGGGCACGGCTGTCTACAAAAAGGCTAAAAAAATTTTCGACAAGAAAAAAGCTGCTTAAAGCTCATTCACGTTATATACCCAAACATGGGTGACTTTAGCCACGTGAAAGACAAAGAAACCAGGAACCTTTTGGATCTCACGTACCAGGCTGTGACAAACACAAACTCGTGGGAATTTCTGAAAACATTCACTCCAGATGAAAATAGTGGGTTCATGTTCAGTTCACACCCCCAGCTATCCAAGATTACTTGGGAGTGTGAAAAGTTAGGGTGCGGTCATTCAGGTGGATCTTGGGCCTTCTCCATGCGTCACATGGAGACCATAGCCAAGAAGGGATGGGATAATTATGTCACCAATAATTAAAAGATGAACGCAGAAGAAGCTTGGATAGCCTGTGTAAAAAAGGCCAAGAAGAAGTACGGAATCACAGATAAGTTTACACTTCTCAAGGGTCCAGTACTTAAAGAAGCACAGAGGGCCTATTGTGCCATGGGGTTCTGAAAAAATATTTTCTCAGCATATATTAAACAAAAAATGGAACAGACCACCAACTTTGCCAACTCCAAGAAGCGCATGATCCGCATGTCCGCGAAGGGCAAGCCCTTCGTGATGACCGCCGACGGTAAGAAGCAGTACAGCCCCAAGGCTGCGTTCAGAAAGAACCGCAACAGCGGCGCTCTCCGTGTGCTCGATAGCAGCAATAAGGGCAATGTCCCCAGGGCTATTATGCCCGCGTCGCTCGCAGGTCGCAAGGTTCGCGCCAACAAGGGAACCGCTGGTGTGCGCAAGTCCCGCGTCAACAAGGGCATGAAGCGCGGACCCCAGCCTTCGCGCATGCTCGCCAACATCATGGGCGGCCGTTTCAACAGCCCCAAGCCCAAGGCGCGCAAGCCCCGCGCCAAGGTTATGGTGGCGTCCCCAGGCGGCACCGTCTACCGCAGCAAGGCCGCCGCGACCCGCCGCAAGACCGTGCCCAAGCGCATGCGCGCCAATCCCTTTGCGTCCCTCATGATGATGTAAGTTAATACCAATTAAATGTAAATACAAAAACAAAAACAAAAATTATTAAAAACTCAAATTTTTAATAATTTTCGCCCATCAGTCATCGTAAAATACTTTTTCCAGATCAGAAATCAGGTTCATCCTCCTCCAACTGGAAATGAAATCCCTTTAGTCTCTGGGGCTCGTAGACCTTAAGTTGATTCACCTTCCACGTGATACCAAACATCCTGTTCAAAAAGTAAACTCCAGCAATCTCCACCATACACACCCCGGAGTGCTGCCCATAAAGACCATTTTCATAAGGTGTGTTAATTTCAGTTTGATTCACATCGAACACCATGGCGGAATCATCCAACTTAACCCTAAACTTGGGTTCGCGATCACCAGATGTCTTTATGTTGCTGTTGAACATAGCGTCTATGGCGCTATCTGGAACCTTTGTTCCAAAAATCTCAATGCTCTGATCGGACACCTTGGCCTTTATCGCGCCCTCCACCTCTCTCACAAAATCATAAAACTTTTTCACGTAATTGCCCTCCTCGTCCCACCCCTTCATAGAAAAATCTATGTTGTACTTCGGTGTGCCCACCTCGGGAACAAACTCAGAAATCCCAAAGGGCATGTACATGCGTGGGATCTGAACCTTCACGGGCTTCTTGGTCTCCTTTATACAGACGGGGATACGCTTATTGTAAAAATCACCAATTTCAATGCCTGGGATTTCTACAAATCTCATACTAAATAATTATAAATTTAAACCTTTAAGCCGAACAACTTTTACATGGTTCCAACGTAAACTGGATAGCCTTGGACTTGGCCTTTGTCCTCAGATAGTACATGCCCGTCTTGAGTCCCTTCTTCCAGGCATACATGTGCATCGAGGACAATTTGGATACTGTCGGGTTTTCAACAAACAGATTCATGCTCTGGCTCTGATCGATGAACCTAGCCCTGTCGGCGGCCATGTCTATGATTGTCCTTTGACTAATTTCCCAAACAGTCTTGTAAACCTCCTTCACGTCGTCTGGAATCTCTGGAATGTTTTGAACCGATCCACTGTTGGCAATCATCTTGTCCTTCATCTCCTTAGACCACAGACCAAGATCCTTCAGTTTGGAAACCAAATGTTTGTTCACAACCACAAACTCTCCAGCTAAAGTTCTTCGAAGGTAAATGTTGGTCGTGTAGGGTTCGAAACACTCGTTGTTCCCAAGGATCTGCGAGGTACTGGCTGTGGGCATGGGAGCCACCAGGAGACTGTTCTTGGTGCCAAACTTTTTCACATCCTGCTTGAGCTTGGTCCAGTTCCAAAGACCCGAAAACTCGGTTGGACCCTCCCACAAGTCAAACTGTAGGATGCCCTCGGAGGCTGGGGATCCACCGAAGGTTTCGTAGGGCCCAGACTCCTTCGCCATTGTCACACTCTCCGTGAGGGACGCGTGGTAGATTGTTTCAAACACACTCGTATTAATCTTTCGAGCATCCTCACTGTCGAAGGGTATGTTCATCTTGGCGAAAACGTCAGCCAGACCCTGTACACCCAACCCCACCGGGCGGTGACGCGTGTTTGAATTCTTTCCAGTTTCCGTGGGATAAAAGTTTCTGTCAATCACCCTGTTCAGATTCCTGGTGAGGATTCTAACAGCCTTGTAAAGAGCCTGATAGTTGAACACCCCCTCCTTGTCCACGAACCGCGGGAGGGCCAAAGAGGCCAGATTACACACGGCCGTCTCGTCCTTGTCCGTAAACTCTATGATTTCGGTACACAGGTTGGATGACTTGATCACACCCAAATTTTTTTGGTTGGATTTTTTGTTACACGCATCCTTGTAAAGCATGTAGGGTGTGCCAGTCTCCGTCTGAGACTTTAGGATGGCCATCCAAATTTTAGAAGCGGGAACGGTCATCCGAGCCTTACCCTCCCGCTCGTACTGTGTGTAGAGTCGCTCGAATTCGTCTCCGTAACAGTCCGAAAGACCAGGAGCCTCGTCGGGACTAAAAAGCGACCAGTCGCCACCTTCCTCCACGCGCTTCATGAACAGATCCGGGGTCCACAAGCCCAGAAAGAGATCCCTACACCTGGCTTCCTCGTCACCCTGGTTCAATCGAAGTTCCAAAAACTCCAAAATGTCCGCGTGCCAAGGTTCTATGTACATGGCTATAGAACCCTTACGACGTCCCGCTTGGTTGACGTACCGCGCGGTCGCGTTGAACACTCGTAGCATGGGGATAATACCGTCAGACACTCCGTTGGTTCCTTTGATGTGGGACTTGTTGGCTCTCACGTTGTGGATATGGAGCCCTATGCCACCCGCCCACTTGCTGATCTGGGCACACTCCTTGATGGTATCGTAGATTCCATCTATGCTGTCGTCCTTCATGGCCACCAAAAAACAGCTGGACATCTGGGGGCGCTTGGTTCCCGAATTGAACAGGGTGGGTGTGGCGTGAATGAAGTACCCTTGGGACATGTAATCGTAGGTCTCCTGAACCTTCTTGATGTCTCCGCAGTGGATCCCGATAGACACCCGCAGAAATAGATACTGAGGAGTCTCCACCAGAACACCATCCACGCGCTGGAGGTAACCCTTCTCTAGGGTCTTCAGACCAAAAAACCCAAAATCAGAATCGCGGTTCTTTTTGATCATTTTATTCAGTTGTTCACTGTTCTCTTCGATGAATTGCCACACATCGTCTGCCAACAAACCTATGTCGTTGAGTTTGGACATGGCCTGTGTAAATGTTGGGGGGCAAATCTTCTGAATGTTACTCGAAACAATTCGAGTGGAAAGGATCTCGTAATCGGGATCCTCTGTGATCATTCCAATAGAAACTTCTGCAGATAGGGAATCTATCTCTTGGGTCTTGATCCCATCGTACATGGAAGAAAAGACCTTTTGGGCAACCTTATCAGCACTTATGTTTTTGGAAAGACCATTTGTTAGGTTTATAATTCTTGCTGTGACCTTGTCAAATTTCATGTCCGCAAAGGAGTTGTTCCTCTTGAGCACCCTCATTTATTTAACAACGTCCATTATTTTTAATATCGTTACTACGGATACACACTGGTCCAGCTAGTTCACGAATACGATCTGGTCTGAGAAAGTATGAGTTCACGAAGAACGGACCCATCTGACCCGCTGGTGTCACTGGTGGATAGCTTCCCACGAAACACGCTGGGGCTACACAGGTGGGACCGGGTAAAAACTTGTGTTCAACAGGAAAGTTTTGGTTGTATACCGTATCAAAGTCTGCCATTTATTATTTTAACAAGTTTTTTTTTCGAGGTATTTAATAATATGAATCTAAACTCGATCAGTCAATGTCCAACTCCGCTGAACCAAGCATTCTTCTGTCAATTCAATCAGGAGACCGTACAAAAAATGGTGAGACAGAGAATATATGACCAATTCAAGGTGAAGATTGACAAACAGTCTCCGGATGACCTTTTGGCCATCATGCGTTCCGTGTTTATTAATAATTCCGCGGATCCCAACAACGACGTGTACAACCAGGTCAAGTACATGAACGAGGTCACCACCAAGACCGCCTGTAAACAGATCGAAACCGGTCTGGCTCAACACTTTGGGTACCTCCAAGACATCAACAGACCCATTCAACCCCCCAATATTCCGAGAAACACCAGCCTCTACGGTGTCAAGATAGGCTACAACAACCAAATTGGGTTTTAAAGATTAGACGCCCTGATAAGTTAAGAATGTATCTTAACTGCTATCGGGATACCACAAAGATGCTATGTCATCAGAAAGGTTGGGACAAGGCTCACGTGAGCACTGTGTGGTTGCTTTTGACGGAGGAGATTGGTGAGTTGGCCTCGGCAATCAGACAGTATCAACGAACCTTCAAAAAGACTGGTCTCAAGAAGGAAAGAGGGACGGACATTCAGATGGAAATGGGGGACGTTTTTAGTTATCTTTTCCAGTTGGCATCTATGTTGGATGTGGATCTGGATGATATGTGGGTCAAGCATCAGCAAAAGGTACAGCAAAGAAATTATTATATAACACAATAGTAAATGAGCAAATATATGTTGAATGACTCTAATGCCATCAATGATTGGAATCCCTTTGTAGTTGGAGACTTTAACCTCCCAGGTACGTGGTCGGATCCCTACAAGTACGCAAGAACCCTTGACCTACCTAGCAGTTTAGATAAAGAACACATTCCAGAACCTTCGCCCATCTGTGAATTTGGAGTCACATCGGCACTGGGTTCCTTCCTTAGAGGCGGAACCTTCTGTGATCCCCCATATAAAAAACCACCCAAGGTCAGTTGCCCAATGTCCCGCAATCTTGTTCCAGAACAACTCTATGAGCCTGGCATGTGGACCTACCAGGGGGAGGTTGAGACCAGTATCTTCCCTCCCAATGCCGACAGAGTAGTTTTTGTAATTTTTTTGGTTGTAGTGATCATCGCAGCGCTCTTAGCTTGTTCGCGTAAAGCGTGAGCGACCACTGATCCTCACACTCGTCAATAGCATCAAACCCGACAATCCTATTCATATTATACACCATTTTCATCTGCCAGTCTGAATCCCTGTTGATGTAAGGAGGTTCAAACGAAGAATCCAAAATGCTCAAACAACGCATGGCCCTGATCGAATTGTACCAGGTATTTTGGAGTTCCAAACGGGCAATCTTACGGAGAACCTCCAAGTTAGGCTCAACCATGGCCCTAAGAAAGTCAGCGTAGTTGACCATCCCCCCTAGTTCCAGATGACACCACTCACCCTTGGGTTTGGTGTAGACCCACTCCTTCTTGCCGTTGTTAAGGGTCAACTCAATGAAACCCTCGTTGCGTTCAACATCCATGATGTATTTGGCAGACCTTAACATCTTTTCATTATAAATTAATTTATTCTTTATTTATAATAGTATGAGTACAGGACTCACAAAAGGTCGAATACAAGAAATATTGAAAAATGCTGATAACAGAGGCACATTGAACAGCAATAGATTGGTGGATATATTAGCAAGCATAGGTATAACATCACTACCCAGAGGTATGAGTATATCCAATAGTAATGATAGAGATACTATAATATCTGCGCTTCGTAAATTCATGGAATTGAAAATTGGTTCAAGACGCAGTGATGAAATTATTAATCCAAAAAGTATTATTAATTATGAAAAAAAGAGATCAAACACAGCAAGCAGAAAACGTTCTGTTAAGCCCGGTTCTATACGGTATCCGTGGATACTCTTGAATCTTGACAGCGGAGTTCCGATCGTAACCAAAGTACTTGTACCTGGGTATTCTTCTCCAAAAGGTTGGAGTATTGATTGGGTTAGAAACGTTCCTTTACAGGCCTTTCCTTTATCAAAAATAGAAGAAGTTTTTAACAGTGCTACTAGTTCGAATGCTAAGGTGAGGAGCCAAACAGTTGGTAAAGTGTGCAGCGCAGATTATAGAGTTTTGAATTCTAGGTGTGGCACTCCTCGTTCTACGGGTTCATGGGCCGGTAAAAATGTTAGAAATAGATATGCCTATATTTATGATAACGCAACACAAATTTATAATACATATAAAAATGGTATAAGTGGACTTAGTGTCGATCAACTTGCTAAAATCATTATTAGAATAGGCAAAACAAATGCTAGTAACAGACCTAAAGCTAGAGCCGATTTTTTAGAATTAAAAAGAAACGGTGATTATGGTGAGGTGTTTACCATTTACACTTTAAATAGTAATAATAATAATTTTATTATGAAACCTGGTGATATACGGCTAGCGCAGACAATTGTTGATAATCGTGGTAATATACCACCCGGATTTGATAATTATGAAGACAATAATTTTTATTATACAAATGGGTGTTTTTGGAGTACGGATAGACCGGCTTTATTTTTGTGTGTTTTATTAAATGTACCCTTTATTCGTGTGTCAGGTAGAGAGTATCATTTTAATTTAGAATCACCATTGGATACACTAATGAATGTATACGGAGGAAATATAATGAACATTCCCGCTATTCGGGAATTTAATCGAGCAGACGTTGACATTGTTCAACAAATAATAAATAATAGACTTACACAAACTAATTTTAACTCTCCTTGGTTTCTTAAAATGTGTGTAATAGACACAGCACACGATTTTGGCAATGATAGCGCCAGATCCAAGATGGCGACTTCACGACAACAGAGAACTATGTTAAAAGATATTATGATTGGTATGGGTATTAGAAGAGGTGCTAATGTTCCATCCGGATCATGGAAAAATTTTGTTGATTCTGTGTGGTCAGCTAAACGTATAGAAAATATAATGGGTACAATCGTAAACGCAATTTCTACTCAAACAACAAAATCCGAACAAGAATCACTACAAAGTTCAGGTTCAAACTCCAAAAATATATTACAAATTTTAGATAATAAAGACATGTGTATAGTATGGGATAGCGGTTCTTCTCCACCGGGTGAACTTATTAAGAGAACCGCTTTAGCAGCAGCAAAATTTTTAGATCCCGCTTCATAAATATATTGTATTATATTATATGAATCAGAATAATATAAATCAAAACATTAAAAGAAATCGAAATAACACAAGTAACATAAATGATAATATTGGTTTAAGCCCACAATATAATCTTGGTATATATAGTAAAAAAACGTATCCAAAACAAAATGTAAAAAAGGAACTATTTACTTATTTTAAGTATTTAACAGTTTTGAGAGCTTATCAGTTAAACAATTCTGTAATAGAACAGTCTGTGGATCCTTTTGTAGTCGAGTGTAGGAAAATTACAGCAGGTAATAGAGGTATGCCATATAAATCTGATATAATTGCGACTAGTGGTTTTAAACAAATACCAAAAGTAAAACGTGACAAATATCCTCTAGGAGTAATGAAGGGTGGTATTCGTAAAAAACCAACGCTTAGAACTGGTCGTAAGGTGTCATCAATCGTTGCTTTTTAGTTAGATCTTAGCCAACTTAGGGGGAGCCTCAAAGGCCATCCTTTTTTCCAGTTCCTTCCTTTGTAGTTCCTTCTTTAGGGAGACACCCTCACACTCGTGTACATCCAGAGGCATACACCTGATACAGTATTCACCGGGACAGTAGGCACACTTGATTGGAATTCCCTTTCTCTTACAGCGATCACAAGCCATATTATTTTATACGTCTAAAATAATATGAAAGTTGTCACAGAAGCTGTAGTTGTTGGTTTGATGTTAGCGACGGCGGGAACCACCTTTCTGAAGAAATTAGACTTCACGTCTTTATTTATATTAGGCGTCACGTTTCATCTCCTGTGCGAGGTGTTCGGGATAAACCGTTGGTACTGCGCGAACGGTGCCGCGTGCTCGACGTGACCACGGTCTCCAAGACCGTCCTTGTGCATGGGGGTTGTCCGCCATCATCCACTCACTCTCTTTAATTTCGGGTTCTGGCGGAGGCTTGGACTTGGGTGTACAATAATCTAAGATTTCACAAGTATCAAATAGTTTAATCATTTGTTAGATGATGCCTATATTTTTTAATCCCTCTTGCGCGGCGTTTTGTTCAGCTTGTTTCTTGGTGGACGCGGATCCCACGCCAACCTTCGAATCGTTAACCGTGACAGAAACCGTAAAGGTTTTACTGTCGTGACTCTCCACCGTGTACACAGGTAGGGGAATCTTGGACTGTTGACAGTATCTCATTAGTTGGTCCTTGAAGTTGTCATCAATCATAATTTTGTTCATGTCTATTATCTCCGGGTTGTTGAAGATGTCCAACACAAACCTCTTGGCATACAACAACCCCAGATCCAGATAAATGGCCCCCACCAAAGCTTCGAAAACATCCTCCAAAATCTTATCATTGCTCATCCATCCATTCCTGGAACCTTTGTCGTCCATCAAAACCCAACGATCCAAGTTGAGATGTCTGGCCACATGAGCCAGTGTGGCTCCCCTCACCAACTTCGTTCGGGCCTTGGTTAAAAAACCCTCTTGTTCAACCTCGTACCTATCAAATAACATTTTTGTGATTATGAATCCCAACACAGAGTCACCCATGAACTCCAAGGTCTCGAATGACTCTGTTAAAGTGTATTTTTTAAGTGCTGACTTATGTGTGAAGGCTCTAAGGTAGAGGGAGATATCCTTTACCTTAGTTCCCACTAGTTTGTCAATTTCAGATGAATCCAGTTCAGGGGGTTCAATTAATTGTATTTGTTCTTCACTCATTATATTTATAAATAATATTTAATTCTCTAAGCCGTCGCGGTCGCCTTCTTGACCACCGGGCGCTTGACCACCTTCTTGACCACCTTAGGGGTGGCCTCGGTCGCTGGCTCCGCGGTGGGAGCTGACTCGGCCACTGGCTCGGCCACTGGCTCGTCCTTCACATAATGAGGGCTGATGTACTTCTGAAGATTGAGGAAGGTCACCTGTACATCCTCAGGAGGCTTCAGAAGGGCCCGAAGCTTATCGTCCATCACAATCACACGACCGTTGTCTGGGTGCTTGAGACCATTCTCCTTGACGTACACGTTGATGCGCTTGGTCACCTGGCTTCGCGAAATCAGCTGTCCTTCCTCTAGTCCGAGGAAGGTACGAAGTTCCTCGTCAACCTTCACCTCGCGGTTGAAACCGTTAGTCTTTGAACGCGCGGCAGCCTTCTCACCGTTGGGATCCTCCTGAGTGGAACGAATCTTACGTACAAGCTTGGTGAGATTCTTAACCTCGGTGCGGAGGGCGGCGATCTCGGTCATAATGGTAGCAGACTCAGTGTTCATTGAAGCCATTTCTACTATACTTAGGTTCGGTCTCTTTAAGCCACGTTTACCACTATGGATAGGTACAAGAAAATCATAGTCATGATTGCCCATAATATAAAGAGGTTTGATGAACTCTTAGTTTTAGATTTCTCGACGCTCTTCGGGGTGTACGCCTTTTGTGGCGGTCTCGGGGCCACGTCGGGGCACTGTCCTGGGCAACCACCCTCGCAACAGCCCGCGTCGCACGGGAACAGATAACCTTCGTCTGACTCGTAGGCGCATATTTGGTTCGCCTTTACGGCTTGATTTTTATCATCATTTGTGTCAAACGTCATGTTGTTGAGCACCGATAGGTTAGGGTAACAGACACATCCTTTGTCTGTGTATCCTTTGCCACATATGGAAAGTTCACAACCCGACATTTATTAATTATCAACACTTTTTTTATACTTTATAATTAATGGACGTGAACTACTACTCAGAGAAGGCTGTAAATAATTTCATCAAAAAAACTGTTTGTCACGGTGATGCGTTACTGCTAAAGTATTACCAAGATGGAAAAATAAAAAGTTTTCGTAGAAGGTTGGAGATCCTAAAGGTTGATCCCAAGGACATTCAAAAAATTATTTACATATATGTGACAGATACCATTCGTGATGTGATCCTAGATACCATAGGTAATCTGACTAGGTACATGAATCCCATGGGTGATCTCGTCATCAGTGGAGGCGAAGCTTTCAATTATTATTTTGACAGAGATTCACGTGTGATAACATCCGATATAGATACAAAATTTGTCCCTAGGTTTCGGAAAAAAAATTTTTTTGAAAATCTTCAAGCAACTAAATTAATACTTTGGGAAAAATTGGGAAGAACATCAATCGATATTGAAAAAAAAATTATTGAAAAAATTGAAAAAACTAGAAATATGATCACTCGTATGTATGGAATAAGTTTACCAAAAAGTACCCCAGTGGTCACCCGAAGATACTCACTGATAAGAAAAAAGAAACAGTCCCCCAACAAAGTGTCCGCGGTCACACCAGAGAATGTGTTGATCGATGTTGAACTGTTCACATTGGATCTGAAAATAAGATACTTTTCAACCCAAGACAACAAAATTTCTTTGAGAAACTTGGGTGGAATATTGGACATTGCTTTGATGAGACCGGGTGAACTTGGGTACGACGTGGCCTTTGACAGGGTCCGAGGGTACATGAATATCAATCACAAATACAATCCCAATATAATCATCGCCAGCAAAAGGTTTTTGTTGGAGGATCTTTACCTCATGCAGTCGCTGGGTCTCAGACCCGAAAAAAAGGAAAAGGACCGCAAAAGGATGTACACCTTCGCCACTAAGATACTTGGATTAAAAGATGTGAAATCGAGTGATACCATATATGACATATTCTTGAAATCCGTAAAAGTTTTACCCATGAAGACAAGAACCAAGCAGGTGGTAAAGGATCTCCCAAATAAATTATTGAAAAAGGCGGAGGGTGTGAACCCTTACAATTACCAGAACAGAACCACACAACCACTCAAGAGTAAGGTCATAGGTCAGTTCTTGGTGGGTTTCAAAGGCCCCAGGGGACTCACGATCAAGGGTATAAAAGAGACTTCGGGACCCTTCAGATTCGATGTGACGAAGGAGCGGTGGGTCAGGAACAACAGTCCTTACTATGTCAAAAATGAATACAATTACAGACCGAATAATAAATTTAAATCTAACATCAATGTGAACTCGCTAAAACCAACAAACATTCTTTATGGGTACAACCCCCAGAGGAACTACAAAATGTCTGAAAAAATAATTCAGGCGGCGAGCATGATACCATTAATAGGTTTAAAGAATATGAACCTTTGATATCTATAATGAACTTTAATTACGGAGAGGTCAAAAAGCTCCAGGACGGGCGTTATTTTTCCAAGGTGTCCCACGAAGATGGAAAGCGCCACGTCAGGCAGTTGAACAACGTGGTGCTTCGGTCCAAGTTTGCTGAGTGCGACAATATCATCGTGGACGTATCATCGTGTGTAGGCATCTTTGATGAATACAAGGCGAATATCATAGAGGCCGCCACGGAGAATTCCGAAAAGTGGTTCCAGAAGGCGCTGAACCCAAAGACCATCGAGGCTGCCTTTGAGAATCCGGTGTCTCAGGACGGGGAGATAACGGTTTCTAAGATTCGTCAGAATGTTCCGGTGTTCGATCACACCAAGTCCCCCGTGAACCCAGAGGATGTTCCAGAAGACACGACGTGTAGTGTGATACTAGAGTTCACGGGTCTCGTTTTCATGAAGAAGTCTTTCAGCGCGGTGTGGCGAATTGCTCAGGTGAAGCTCAAGGCACCGCCCAAGAAAAAGGCCTATGTCGAGTACATGTTCGAGGACGAGGAGGAGCCCGAGGAACCAGAGGAGGATGACTTCGAGTAAAAAAAAATTATCCAAGATATATAATAAAGATGTTTAAGAACTCCAAATCCCTTTTGACTTTTGCTTTAATTGTCGTTGTACTTCTCTGCCTCTTTGGTGGTATGGGGCCATCAGCCCCTAAGAAGTCGTGCATGGGTTGTGGAAACGGCGCTCGCAAGGTGAGTTACATGATGAATGGTTCAGCGGACGTTGATGGTGTTGACATGAGCGAACTAGATGACCAGTACGCCCCAGCCAGTCTAAACGGCACAGGCATCGACCTGAACGTGGGCTGCGCCATGAACGCCGGTGTGGGCCTCGCGTCCAGCCTTCTCCCCCGCGAGATGGCGTCTCAGGAGGACTTTGGACAGTTTGCCCCCGATGACATTCTCAAGGGACAGAACTTCCTTGACCCCCGCAATCAGATTGGTTTCCCAGAGACCATAGGTGGTAACCTCCGCAACGCCAACCAACAGATCCGCGCCGATCCCCCCAACCCCAAGCAGCCCTACACGTGGAACAACTCCACGATTGTTCCCGATCTCATGCAGCGTAAGATTTGTACTTAAAGATATTCCGTTTTTATATGATATAAATGTCTGAAATTTCTCAAGAGTTTCGTGATAAGATGGCTGAATGGGTCGAATTAAAGAAACAATTGGCGGAGGCTCGCAAAGATATGAAGGTGCTCAACAACCGCGAGAAGGAGCTCAAGAAATACATCGGCGAATACATGAAGGTACAAGGCATTGACAACATAAACCTCAGGAAGGGCAAGGTGACTCGCCGGACAACCCAGAAGAAGCCAACCTTTTCCAAGAAGGCGGTGGAGACGGGTCTGGGTATGTACTTCCAGGGTGACGAAGTCAGGGTGGAGGCTGCGATATCGTGTATTTCGGATAATTTACCAACAGAGGAACGGGACGTCATCTCGTTAACTGGTATAAAGGAAAACGACTAGTATTAAGTAAACAGTAACCATGGTTTGGAGCCAGTACATCGATGATGTACACAGCAGCAAAAATGATTACTCAAGTGACGAGGAAACATTTAATGATCCTCCACGCAATCATCCTCTTGAATTCCAGGATTGGATTACGTGGTACTCAGACGATTTGATGAACATGTGGATGTCCTTCAAAACCTACAGGGAGGACACAGGAAATGTTGATCACTTTTTGAACAAGATGGATTGGAATGATTTCTGTGATTTCTGTTATGAACATTCATCTAAACTCCCAAATTAAATTCCCAGGTAATATTAAAACCATGGATATTACAAACACTAAAGTATGTACACCAACCGCACTTTTTCTTTTGCTCACTCCTGGATTTCTGCTCCAGCTTCCAGACAAAGTTCCCTTCAAGAACGCCAACGCGTTTTTCACGCTGAAAACCTCAGTCCACGCCGTGCTTTTCCACGCTCTCGTCTTTATGTTGGCATACCGTCTAGTTGCCCGCATGATGAATTTGGTTCTGACCCCGGCGGATCTGGTCGTTCCCACGGTGCTCTTTATGCTGCTCAGCCCGGGCGTGGTGCTCACCATCCCACCAGGAAAGAGCGGCGTGCTCACCACGGGAGAGACCAGCATGGAGGCTATGCTCAGCCACACTCTGGTGTTCGCCGTGGTCTTTGCGCTTTTGAGAAAGACTTTTCCTCGGTTTTATTAGATAAAATGAAATACAAATATCTCGTACTGGGTCCAGGTGGTATGGGATACTACGCGTTGTTAGGAGCCTACACGAGAATGCACGGGGATCTCAAAGGCGTGAGGGCAATCTCCGGGGCTTCCGCCGGGGCCCTCTTGGCCCTTTTTATTGGAATTGGGAAAACCCCACAAGAAATATATGAAATATCATTTGATGTTAATATCAAAGAACTTGTAAAGTACAACATAAAAACCTTTTTGGACAACTATGGGCTCATTGACCACTCACAAATTAGAGAAAAGTTAATATCAATTTGTGAAGGGGAACCAACATTTAGAGACCTTAAAATTGATCTTTATATAGCAGCCTATAATGTTAACGACTCCAAAACCGAATACTTTTCCAAAAGTACACACCCCCAAATGTCAGTCATAGATGCCGTGTGTATGAGTCTGTCCGTACCATTTTTGTTTTCCAGTGTGAGACACAATAACAAGGTGTACATAGACGGCGGCACGATGGAGTGCTACCCAGCCCCTCCCTTTTTGAATAAGGATCCATCCGAAGTTTTGGTGTTGCGTATAATTACAAACACAATTTCTTCAGAAGTGAAAAATTTTAAAAACTTTGTTGACGCCCTGGTGCGTTCAACTCTCAGGAACAGGGTGTCCTATGATCACATGTTTAAAACTGTGACACTGGATCTCAGTGAGTACAACATATTTGATTTTAATATGTCAGACGAAGACAAACTAAAACTTTTTTTTATGTACACCTATAATAAATAGGAATATGGATCCTTGTTCTCCTAATATCAACATAAACAACGCCAGAACCGCGATACGTGCTAATATGGGTGTGCCCAAGAGTTTTGCGAAAAACTTAAGCAGAAAACAGATATGTAACGCGTTTAGGAGTTGTCAGAGTGCCAAAACATTACCACCAATGGAAATTGATATTTTTGATGGATACATCTATTTGATTGATTCCAAGTCACCTCTTAAGGCCAAGCACTATCACACCGTGTTTGAAAGAGGCACCAAGAGCGAGGTTGTGTCGGTAGCCAAGAAACTGGGTCTGGTTGAACTCGACAAGTCAAAGAAAGAACTCGTGGCTAACATAGTGGCCCTGTTGGAGAGCTTGGGTATAAAGGAACCCATTAAGGCTCTTAAGATCCCCAAGGAAGCAGAAACTCTCACTATGAACAACTTCAATTTCAACAGACCCACCAACGGTAACATGAACATGAACCTGAACCTGAACAGACCCGCCAACGGTAACATGAACCTGAACAAACCCAACGGCAACATGAACATGAACCTGAACCTGAACAAACCCAACGGTCTTGGGTTACCAAATACAAACAAAGGTACAATGCCAGCCGCTGCTGTGTTTACAACACAAAACGAGGGGTCAAAAGGATTCACCCCTGGGAGGCCTTTACCGAAAGGTAGACTACCAAATGCCGTGAACAAAGCTGGAACTGTACTTAGACCATCTGTATCTGGTTCAACAACAATGAAGACGAAATCACTCAATAAAGGTGAAATAATAAAAAGATTAAACAAAATCAAGGATCAGTTGGGTGTATTTTCAAATGTGAAAAACAAACCGCAACCACAAAAGGTATCTAAACCAAATGGTAGCGTCACTGGTTCGACGGCGACCGTTCAACATTTTTACATGGGCGGGGCAGCGCCTTCTTCTGTGGCTGGGTCCAGTGCCGTTTGACGGGGCGCGCCGTCGTTGCCGCGAGGTACGGCGGCACCACAAATCAAAGCAGCACAGACCAGATTGGAAAAAGAGGCCAACGCGTTAGATCCAGAATCTGTCATGATACCGTTAAGAAGTAACCAAGTAACCCATAACAAAAAACTAGAAATATTAGAACAATTCAATAAACCTCAATTGAGTGTCATATGGAGACAATTTCACCCTCGTGGTCGACTCGATCCAATTATAAGTAACTCGAAAGAAAAACTTATACAAATGATTATTAATAAGGTTCCCGGAAAGTCGCTTTCCGTGAGTAGATTGTCACCTATTAAGGAAAGAGATAGACCTAAGCGGGGTCGAAAAAGTGTGAAGAAATTACCAGGACTTTTACCAAACAACAAAAAAACGTACTCGTATAAATACGTTACAATACCCGGTGATGGAGATTGTTTTTACAACGCCGTCATAAAAGGTCTTAATTTGAAGATTACTGCTCGAGAACTCAGAAATAAATTGTCAGAAAAGGTAAAAAATACATCGGTACTGAATAGAATAAAAGCTCCTTCAACATCATCACGGAGTTGGGCGGAGGATGAAGAAATACAAGCAACTGCTAATTTATACAAAGTGTGTTTCATGATATGGATGGAACCATTCGAAACGTGGCAGGTTATAAATCCCGAATCACAATCCACAAAGTCGTGTAATAGAGTCGTGTATCTTTATAACAAGGGTTCAAAGGTAACATCAGACCTTGCTAAAGAAAGTACTGGATTTCATTTTGACCTTTTGGAGCCAATAAAATAAATATACCACTATTAATAATGAGTAGTTTCACAAACAGAGGAAAATCTTTGTACAAAAACGTTATGGACCTGGAACAAAATATATACACAGATCAAAATGCTGGTAAAAAACTCGACACGATTGAGTTTAGACTCCAGTCTCTGAAGGGTGATTTTGAGAGACAGGCTAGGGCACTGTTAGACCAGATTCCCGCAAACAAAAAGGGTGAACAAAATACAGTAAACACACGCAGTAAGAAAGTCAAACCGGTAAAGGTCTCAGAAATGAATGCCGCGTTAGATCAGATGAGAAAACTCACCAACGGAAAGGCACCCCCGGTATCCGACGTATCGGTCAACGGCAGCAACGCATCTTTACAGGAGATTAAAACCCTGTTTGCGCAAACGAATCAAAAGATTAAAAATGTGGGATCTCAGATAGGAGTGTAAAAAAATATTATCATTTAATAAATGTCTAACCTTCCACCTGTTGATAAAACAATTTCTTTAATGGAGAATGATATTGTGACAAAGTACGGAGAAATTTCCAGAGAATTTAGCGCTATTTCTAAAGAGGTTAGCACCATGACTGCTGTTAACACTGAAAGACTTACTGCTATAGTGTCTCAACTGAAAACCATTATTACAAAACTTAACACACTTAATACTCTTATCGCTAGGGCGCATGCGACATTCAAACAGAAACTAATTGGACTCGTCAAAGAAATTAATGAAACAAATAAAAACACCTCTGGTACTAATCAGAATTTAAGAAATTTTATTAGTAAAATTAAAAGTAACAAGGGATTTTTTGGTTTTGGTACAAAGTGGAATGTCACGAATGACTACAAACCACCTCGTATTGTTGACATGAAGTCAATTCTTCAAAGAATGACGCAGCTCAGAAACACATTACAGTCCGAGGTACGGGCCAACAAGGCTGCGGCCAACCAAGCGGAAGCCAACAAAAGACTCGCGGAAAAGGAGGAGGCTAACGCGAAGGCGGCGAAGAATAAAAGAGCCTCGGCCGTGACAAATGTCGGTTCACTCTTACAAGAAGCTTCTTCTAAAATAAACACCGCCAACAGGAACATTTCGGGTGGCAGAAACATTGCGGCTAGAAAAATACAGTCAGCCTATAGAGCGAAACAAAATCGTAATCTTAACAGTCTCGTGTCTGGCATGGCATAAAAATGTTAACAACACATAAAATGAACAAGTGTCCCCAGGGACAGATCAGAACTAAAAAGGGTAAGGTGTGTATAATACCCTTCAAATTACGTCCAGGAACTCTCGGCAAGTTTGGGTACAAAAATGTAAAAACCATGACTGAGACTGCGAGACATCGCGCTCTTAATAAAGTGCTCAAACATGGCAACGAGTCACCTTTGGCGTTATTCAGGAGACTTAACGCTCTCATGGTACTGTTCAAGTACAAGGATCCCAGACTGTCCAAAATATTCAAAAAGGATCGTGACTACATTCGTAAAAAAATTGTGTAAATGTTATTTAAGACATGGATACCATTGTGTTAAGAGACGACATGGGTGACTGTGGAATTTGCTGCGAAACCTACAACTACAAGAATCACACAAAGGTTCAGTGCCAGTTCTGTGATTTCAACAGTTGTAGGGACTGCGTCCAGCGCTATCTTCTTTCAACAACCAATGATCCTCATTGTATGAGCTGTAAGAATGCTTGGGGTCGTGAGTACGTTGACCAAAACTGTACCAAGGTTTTCCGCAACAAGCAACTCAAGACCCACCGCGAAACCATCCTCGTTGAGCGTGAAAGGTGCCTACTGCCTCAAACCCAAGAGTTGGTCAAGCGGCGTAAACAGGAGATTAATGCCATCAAACTTCTGGAGGAGTGCCGCAGGGAGCAGCGCCGCCAGCGCCAGCTCCAAATTGATCTGGAACACCAGATTGCTCGTCTTCGCGCTGGTCACGCGGTAACCCCCGAAACCTCCAAAACTACCAAACAAAAATTTGTGCGCAAGTGTCCCATAGGAGATTGCCGCGGCTTCCTTTCAGAAAAGTGGAAGTGCGGGCTCTGTCAGTCTCAGGTTTGTGAGAAGTGTAACGAGTTGAACGAAGGCGAGGAGCACGAGTGCGACCCCAACAATGTTGAGACGGTCAATCTGCTCAAGAAGGACACCAAGCCCTGTCCAGCCTGTGGCACTATGATCTTCAAGATTTCTGGTTGTAATCAGATGTGGTGCCCCGACTGTCACACGGCCTTTGATTGGGTGTCGGGTCGTATTGAGACTGGACAGATCCACAACCCCCACTTTTATGAGTTTCAGCGGCGGGGTGGCGGAGGCCAAGCCAACCGCAATTTGGGTGACATTCCCTGCGGAGGTATGCCCACCCTCGCTGAAATCGTAATGTTTTTCCACCCAGATAGGAACATTCCTATCCACAGGAGGTTCTATGGTCACTATCGGGACATGGGCAAGGAGAGCCCCGAAGAAAGTCAAATATTCGATATCCACAGATCGGTGACCCACGTTCAAAACTACGAGATTCCTCAGTTTCGAGTTAGGGCACCAGATAACTCGGATCTACGGGTCAAGTACCTGATGGGTGATATTTCCGAAGATGTTTGGAAAAAGGATCTCCAAAAGCGTGAGAAGGCTCGAGAAAAGTCTCGAGATATATCACAAATCTTGGAGATGTACGCAAACACTGGAGCTGACTACCTGCGACAGATGGTAGTGCGGGAGGTTCAAGTCGGGGAGACTATCAACTTTTTCACTGAACTGTCCAAGTATTTCAATGATACCATGGCAGTCGTTCATAACAGGTACAACTGTGTGACACCCTACATCCTATCAGAAAACTTCAATGTCATTAAGTACTCATATAAGGGTGATCCGCGCCTTTAAACCATAAGATGTCCCTGGAAAATATAAAAACATTGGCCCAAAAAGTTTACCAAACCCTCGGCTCTGGTTTCAGTGAAAGGGTCTACCACAACGCTATGGAGGTTCTCCTTCGCACTGAAGGTATTCCCTATGAAACCGAACGTATAGTTCCTATAGTGTTTGAGGGACACACTATAGGAAACATGAGAGCCGATCTCATTGTCGAAAAATCTGTCATAGTTGAACTTAAAGCAACAAAATCGATAACACCCGCTATGATTACTCAATCCCAAAAATATCTTCAGCTTCTTGGCCTTTCTCAGGCGTTGTTGGTAAATTTTCCTCAGCCTGTGGGGGATCAGGTTGAGTTAGTCGTTGTTGAACCATGTAAATTAGCGGAAACAGAGTCATGAATGTTTTAGTGGTCAGCATGCTCTCGTTCCACCAGCGTTCGGGATCCTTCATTCCATCCTCAAGGGCTTCCTTGGCCCTCTTTATGCTATGTATGGCATCATCCAGCACAAAGTCATGAAACTTTTCTCCAGACTTTCTGGATTCCAAGCCATCTATCAATAGGTCCATTTATCATAGAATATTATCTTATCTTTAAATAAATGGAGAGCACTATCTTGGTAATTTTATTGTTATTAGCTGCTGTTATTGTTACTTGGGGTGCTATAACCAAATGGAAATTTACAAACCCATTTGGTAATTCATGTGAACCAACGGCAACCGAGCGTACCGCCGCGGGTGGTGTTGGGGTCTTAACTTTCGAGAAGGATTCATCTGGCAACTGTGTGGCCGCCACGTGTAACACAGTGGCAGGATACAGTCTTAATAACGGTATATGTTCAGCATCGGTACAGACCAGTAATGTCGTAATAACTAATGCGATGTACCAGGGAATCTGTGAAGCTGGTGGTTCCACACAAGGTGACGGTGACTTAGACATGACGAAAGGGTTAGACATAACCGAAAGATTACAAAAAGCTGTTGATAATTCGGATGATCTTTCACAAATGGGATGTGTGAACCCCCCCGCTGGTAAATGCCCCTCTAATACCGATTATCCAGGAAACGTAGTGTGGTGGGACAACACCGACGTGGGTCTGGGACCAGAGGTGTGTCCATCACAGTATCAGTTTATAGTTGTTAAGTGGACGGTTGATGGCGTGTCCAAAGGTCCCAAAAAATTCATCTGGGGAAGTAAAATTGATTTAATAAATGCCTAATTTATTATATTACCTTTAAATAAATGTACTTGATAATACTTATTTTAATAAGTATAATATGTTTATTGTCCCCTATAAGGGAGTATTTCAGTTTCCCCTTTACAAAAAAATTTTATTGTTCACCTTTAAAAAAGGCTTGTAAACTTATTACAGAAAATCCGGGTATGTCATGTCCCTTACTTGACTCTGAATGGGAGGCAACGTGTGTGGCTGCTGTTGGTGGTCCAGAGGATTTACCAGGCGTCGCTGCTTGTTCGGCGGCGGCATTTGCTGTGAATCAGGCATGTACGCAGACTGTAAAGAGAGGTGAAAATTTTGATTACTCTGAATGTAACAAGGCTCTTAAGTGTTAACAAGTAGGTATGTATTCCCATTTGAGTTCACCGCATATACCCTTCCATATGACATCCTGTTGTCTAAGTTTTTCTTTGGACTTCAATAGGGGGAAATAGGGTAGGTATTCATCCTCGCCTAAAAGTTCACAAAATTTATAGAGTACATAGGAATAACTTAAAAAGTTACTCCTATTTGCTGGACAGTGAATTTCGAATGGTTCCTGTATATCCTTGAACATGTGTCTGAGTCTCTCTTCTAGTTCGTGTGTCATGGAAGGGGGATTGAGACCGTTTAGAATATTAGTGATGTATGTGGCGTGTTCGTAGTACTTGCTGTACCTGAGTTTTCTTAGATAGGCCTTCACTTTTGTTTGGGTTATGTCGGAAAGTTTTTCAATTTTTTCCTTTTTGAATTCAGCTCTTAATTGATCTATGACTTCCTTGGGAATGTTGGTGGTTTCTCTACCCTGAAACTGGAGTATCCACTCGTTGAGATGATTGTCTCTCTTGTAGGAATTGTTCACCATTTTCTCTGAGGTTTCCTGTTCCTCTTTGTAACTGAGCTCCTCACCCATGTAGTACTCACACATGCCACAGTCCCTACATATGTAATTGGATGATCTGGTGTCTATAAAAACATTTGAAGAATTACAGTCTTTATTTGAGCATTTAGTGTTAGCATCATATTTTTTAGAAACATCTCTGGTTGGCGTGATTCCCTTGTATTGTTCCACTTCTTTTAGATAATCGTAGTATAATTCTTGTCTCTTGATACCTTTTTTTATTTTAGTGTTAAATGGACCCTGTACAGTTTCCTCGTTCTCGGCATCCTTCATGTATTCTGTGAGGTACGGCAAACAATCTGCCATGTAATTGTACATTTCGGATTGTAATTTGTTTTTTAATTTCGGATCTCGTTCCTTTTTAATTTTGGATTCCCATTCGTTTATTCTTTTATCATATGTACCAAAGAATGTTCCGGTGCCATCCATTTAAAGAAAAAACTTCTTTAACTTTTAATAATGTTTTTCCTTATAGTTAGGATTTACATGTTTCTTAAGAGTATGTTCATTTTGAAGGACTACACTGTAAAGAAGGCTCACCTAGAGTACTTGTCTCCTCCCAGAAAGTCGGCAACCTGGAATCGTTTTTGGCAACTGGCCGAGAGAAGTTGGGGTGAGGAGGAGGAATTTCAGTATGAGGACGTCACTAACTTTTGGAGAAAAATTGGGACACCCCCCAGTGAGGTGAAGAACCCGGTGCTCACCTTGGAGTATGAACACGATGGTAAAGACTATGAATGTGTCACGAAAAACATGAACATAGAGTGGCCACCCATCGAATCCAAAGAAGCCCAATTCACTTTGCCGATCACACAGGTCATGATGATGAACGACGATGTTCCGGTGAGGGATGTGACTGATGAATTTAAAAAGAAAATGGGTCCCAGAAAGAATTTCCACGGGGAGGATGTTCCCGTGGAAGAACTTTTCGAGTGGGACGATTATACAGATGTTATGATCACGAACGCTTTAAGGGTTCAGCGAACTGTGAGTCGAAAAGCTAGCTGTCTTGAACTTTTGTAGCAAGATAGAATTTTAGTTCTCCCAAATTGGCCACGTTGTACTGTAGAACAAGAAATCTATTTTCAGTTTCCTGAAACAACTGAACGGTTGAACACATGCCAGTGGCCTTTGTGAAAATGTTTAGATATTTGAGTGAATATGTGCCAGTGTAGGTACCCTTTTCTTCCACATTACAGGTCAAAATCGTTTCTTGGTTGGCAAAGTCTCCCACGCAGCTACACACGAATCGATCACCTGTGCGAGTAATTGTTATTTCATTGGACAGATTGTTCATGTCCCTACATATGCGTTGAAAGTCTATGGACTGCATTACCGTACACACGTCCAAAGGAATCTGTGGAACCTGAATGTGATCTTCGTCTATGTCCAACAGTTTGAGTTCAAATTTAGTGTTTGTCTTTTTGGTCGAGTTTTCTATTTTTATTTTCATGATGTCCCTGTTGGTAATCTCGAGTGTGAGAGTGTCGGTGGTCGAGATGGTCTTCAGAAGTTTGAACATGTTGGAGATGTTCACGCCAGCCACTACAGGCTCTGGACACTCGTATTCCTCGAAATTGTCCGCCAAAAGTTCAAAGTCAACCAGAGATGCCCTCGCTGTGTCTAGGGTAATCATCTTGAGTCCGCGTTCATCGAAATATATGTTCACATCGTTTAGAATGTCCTTGAGAACCTCAAAGGTTGACTTGAATGAACTCGCCTGAATAGTCTTAAGTTTCATTATATAGGTAATAATATACTCTACCTTTTATTAGTGTTAAATGCTTCATTTACACTTTGACTAATCTTAGCCTGAAGTTCTGGAGTCATTGCTGGTTGGAGGGATGTTCCGTAACTTTCCAGGCTGAACAGGCTGTCCGAGTCGTCTGGATCATCCAGGCTTGTTCCCAGACTACACCCACCCAAGGAACAACTCGACAGTTCATTGGGCAACAGAGATTCCAACCAATTTTTGATCTCGTTACCGACCAGAACCTTTCCATTTTTTGTGAGCATGGTGGGCACGCGTTTGATGTGCTTCGCGTACTGCTGGGGTACGCCGTACACGTTCACGTCGTGGAACTTCACGAGCTGACTTAGTTGTTGGTTTGAATTGATGTACTGTATGATCTTCTGTGAATGTTGACACCTGTTGCTGTATACAAGTAGGGCTGACATACTATACTATTATTGTAATTTTTGTTTAATTTTTTTTGCGCATTAATAGTAAATGTTTGTGTTGCTGTTGTTACTATTGATTGTGTGGCTGCTCTCAGGTGGGACAACTAGTGAAGGTTTTATTGAGATGTTTGGTTTTTCTGGGTACAAGAAGCCCAAGGATGTCGATCTGAACATTCAGCATCCCGAACTCAGTGGATACACTCAGTCGACTTCACCCATCACCCCTGATGAGATACAGAGCATTATCATTCCTTCTCAGGACTTTTTCAAAAATAAAACTGGCCTGTGTGTTTACGCCATAGAGACAAACGATGTGAAGAAATACGTAAACAGTGAAGGATCAACCCTGTACGTGGCTCGGATCATGTTCACCGTGACAAACACTGGGTTTCCCTACGGTCTGGGTGTCACCTTCCACGTGCTGGATTCAAAGGTTGTTGGGGCGGTCACACAGCAAATGGGTGGGGGTTTCAAACCAGCTGGCGAAGAACCCTCCTATCTTTCATATGACCAGATTGTGGCAGATCAGCGTAAAGTAATTCTGGATAGAATGTAATGATAAATGTAAAGGATATTCAACAGATTGAAAACAAAAGAAAAAAGATCAAAAAGGAAATTTATACAAAAATATATGAACAGTTTTGTAAAAAAATTAAAATGTCCGTGGAGTTGGGTGCGAAAAGTGTGGAGCTTTCGGTTCCTAATTTTGTAATGGGGTATCCAACATTCGATCGCACACAGGCTACCGCTTACCTTAAGAGACAGCTCACGAATGCTGGATTTAGGGTCACACCAATTGGATTTGTGGAATTTAGAGTGAGTTGGGAAAGTTCCAAGACTCGCGATTCGCCACCTCCCCCTCCCGAGGATCCAGGAGCACTTCCATCTCTTATAAATCTAAAAAAACTTGCTTCTAAACACAGGGATAGTGCGTGATTGTTAATTGTTATTTTTATTGTAATGTAGTATATGGCAACTAACAATAATCTGAATGTTTTGGTGGAAGCTAAAAAGGAGTACATTCACCAGCTAAACACGATCATGTGTCCCGTGATGATTGAAACCTTTTGGGAGGTTTACAACGAGGCCAAAAAAATTTCCAAGGGTAAGAAGGTTCTTTTGACCTATCAGAAACTTCTCAAGGAGATTGTGAACTGGAACAACCACATGGTGAAGCAGCACAGCGAAAAGATTTCCAACACATGTGGATGGTTCAACGACCTATTGGCCGCTGTGTTTGTCAGTTACGTAAAGATATTCTCATCGGTTCGTTTGAACGTTGGATCCAAAAAGATTTCTATAAAACTCCCAACCAACGATGTGTTCATTCACGGATGTTACATCAACGCGGCCAAGGACATCTACAAGGATCCCTACGTGTTCCACGACGAACTCACCGATTACGAGCGGGAAGAAAAGTTGTTCGGTCGACTTGGGAACTGTATAGAGAATACCATCAAGGAAATGGTTCCAGTCAAGGAGATCCTGAGCACCTACATCGCCCAAGACAAGTCGGCGACTTCGCAAGATCTGGACGTGACCAGCGAAATCGGAGAGGAGGACACAGAGGACCCCCAGATAGACGACGACCCAATGGAACTCCCGGAGGGTGCCGAACCCGATCCAGAGGACGTGGACCCCTTCACCCCCACAGAGGACCTCCCGAAAGAGGACCTCCCGAAAGAGGACCCACCAGCGGAGGAAGAAACCAAGGACATCAATCTGGGCGGAAAGCCCATCATGGAGGAGGATGAAGGCGTGCTGTTTCCAGACGCCCCAGATAAAATCGGAACATAATATAAATGGAACAATATCTAAAAGAACCAACCTGGGCCGCTTTATTCGCGATGGTCGCCACCATAGGCTACATGCACGGCAAGGCCAAACTAAACAACGAGGCACCCCCACAAAACAGCGAGTGTATGAAACCAGCCCTCCTAGTGGGAATGTTGGTCTACTTCATTGTTTCTACGGGTGTTAACGCAAAAGAAACAATATCTTTAGAACCTTTTGATAATTAAAGATTTAATGACATAATTAACCAGAAAATGACTTCTGTGAGCGCTTGGAATGAAATGATGGAGCAGTTTCTTTCTGAACTTGAGAAAACATTCCCTGAGGAGAAGGCTGTGAAAAAGTACAGGGCTTCCTTTGACCTTCTCAGGAAATCTAACCCTCGTAAGTGTGTTGATGGATACATGACTGGTGTTTCAAAGTATCAGGAAAAGATAATGAACAAGGATGAGTCCTTCTTTTTGGAGTCTACGGATTCTATAATTTCGGATATGAATATCAAAAAGCATTGGACTCCAGAACTTTCGGACAAGACCAAGGATGCCATTTGGCAGTACCTACAGACGCTTTACATTCTGGGAACCACCATCACCATGATCCCCCCAGAGGCTCTGGGCATGATTGAGGATGTGGCCCAGAAGTGTGCGGGGAACATGCAGGAGGGTGGGCAGCTGGACGAGAAGGCGCTCACAGGGCTGTTCAGTTCACTCGGAAATATGCTAGGTCAGGCTGAAAAAAAGTAGATGTATAGAATAAATGACTGTTTGGTTTTCTGAACCCTTGGAATTATTTAAAAATAGTAAAATACTTACATTTTGGCCTCATTCTGGTCAGAGCGTGGACGAACGCATAAACTCGAGCACTCGTTTTGTTCTTTATCTGTCAACCTTACTTTATTTGATCAAGAGAGATCCTAGAGTGTTCGTTTTGGCCGCTATGGTCATAGGCACTCTGTATGTGCTTTACAAATCCGGTCAGATAAAGGGTCTAAATGTAGAGAGAGCGACCCACGGTTCTTCGTGTCAGATGCCGAGTGAAGAGAACGCCATGGCGAATGTTTTATTGACAGATTACGTTGATCAACCCAACAGACCTTCGGCTTGTTACTATCCCACGGTGGCCAACGACGTCAGCGTGCTTCTGGATGACACCTTCCCCTATGATTCTGGGCGTTCCAGGAGTCCTCTCCCCAAGTACCAGAAAAAGTTTGGCGCCAGGCAGTTTTTCAGCAACCCAGTGACCAAGATTCCAGGTGACCAGACGGCCTTCGCCGAGGCGTGTTACGGTCCCAAATTTCAGCCCTTGTGCAGAGACACCCCTGGTGTATGCGATCCCAATTTCCGCGGGGCTCAGTTGGAGGCCTTCGCGGGTCTGGATCCCAACGGAGACAAAAGAAGCGGTATGACTAGAGGAACGCCTTCGCATTACAGCTCATCATAAAAAATATTATTAATCTATAATAAATATGGCGTATCAGCTTCAACCAAATCTTATTCAGGTACAGAATCCCGCCGTTCCACCTCTGTGTGCTATGGATACCATCGTGGCTCCTCCCCAACCGAGCAGTCTTAATTATTGCTGCCGTCCCAACACCATGTTATACGGGACTGCTCCCTACATGGCGGGTAAGGGTGCCCCCTCAAACCTTGTGATGACAGAGGATGAACTCAGACCCCAAGCGACCACCAGACACGACAAGGTCTACGTGAATAACACCAACGGTGCCTACTTTCCGATCCAAAACATGGAATGTAGCGTGCCTCTCAGATCCATGAGTTTCGAGCCAGCGAGCACTCGGGCCGAACTACAAAATGGACTGTTTACAAGGCGTTATTGTACTAAATAAAATATTAGTTTCTAATAATAGATGGCTGAAATATTAGCAACAGCAGGTTTGGTATGGGTTGCCAAATGCCTTACCAAGAAACAAGATACCGTGGAATATTTTGATTCACCGCCTTTAGAAAATCAAGAAATTACTCATAATCATGACATGAGATCGGTTGTGTCGGACACACTAACAGGTGGAATCGGCGGCGTGGGGGTGAATCCCCAAGAAAAGCGAGAGCAGCCAAGTTTTGGTGAGGTTGGGTTTATGAAACACGTGAATGGCGAACCGGTGAGGGATTTCAGGGATCGCCCGTGGGTCAGCGGAAAGATGAACAACCTGGCTCCTACAGAAAAGAATTTGGTGGGTCCGGGTCTCAATGTGGGCGCTGACGTTCCCGCCTACGGTGGATACCAGCAATTGTTCAGGGTGAATCCCACCAACGTGGGGGCCTACAAGTTGACGACTCTCCCAGGCCGCTCCGGTCCAGCTGGGGATGTCACCGGCGGAAGGAGGCAGGCTATCGGCGAGGTGACGCACGACAAACCAGCCACCACCGCCTTCCTACCTTCCAGACTGCCAAACGTTCCAGGAAGGGCCCAGGGACAGGGTGGATCCCTCAACGGCGTCGTGCCTCGCGGCGAGTACCAAAAGACCAAACGCGCCACTAACCGAGCAGAGACCACTTCCCGCGGCGACGGCCTCGAATTTGCGCCCGCTAAAAAGTTTATTTCGGCCGGTACGTTGGCCCAAGATCCCACTAGAAATAAAGGCGACATTAACGTTTTGGAGTACGATCACGTCAACAATCCTTCCCCTGGCATCCACAGCTTCCA